CCACAGCTACGATAAAAAGGGAACGGCAGAGGTTATGACACAGCGTGGCATTGACCCGGCAGAAGTTATCCAGCATACAGATTATGACGGGCTGGACATTATAACGGCAAATATGAACTTGCTGACAGCCAATCTTGAAGTAATGCTTGACCAGTCAAGACCGCAGCAGACACGCTTCAAGAAGTTTTTAGACGGCATACAGTCTGAATATGACTTTTGTATTATCGACAACGCACCAGACATTAACATTTCAACAATCAATGCGCTGGTGGCTTCAACAGATGTGATGGTCCCTATAACCATTGATGATTTTGCAATAGACGGGCTGGCAGAACTAAAAGAACAGATTGACAACACCCGTGAGGATTTAAACCCGGATTTAAGGTTTTGCGGCTGCTTTGTCACGCAGTATGACCGTACAAACGAAGCGGACACGCAGGGGGAAGAATTTTTGAAAACGCTTGAATACCCGTTATTCAAAACGCATATCAGAAAGACACCGAAAATTAAACCAAGCACATTTGCAAGAAAACCAATTATTGAATTTTCAAACAGATGTGGTGCAGCGTATGACTATAAAGCACTGGTTGAAGAATACATGAAGATGTGACCAATTCGGACACAAAAAGGAGGGTAAAACATGGCGGCAAGTAATAAAAAATTCAATCTGACGGAGTTATTAAACCAGAGGTCAAAAGATGTTGCACCGCAGGGGCAGCAGGAAACGGAAAAAGAAACAACAACGGCAGCAGTGAGCGAAAAAGCGGATATTTATGATTTGATACCGTCAAAAGACAACTTCTATTCTGTTGAAGATGTGCAGGACTTGAAGCAGTCCATTGAATTGCTGGGGATATTGCAACCGCTTCTGGTATCAAACGAGGAAGACGGGAAAAGGCGTATTATAGCAGGACACCGCAGACGGCTTGCAATTATGCAGCTGGTGGACGAGGGAAAAGAGCGTTTCCGCTATGTTCCTATCATGGTAAAGCCGACAAAAAACGCAATTCTGGACCGTCTGGCACTGATTATGACAAACCGTTTCAGAGAGAAAACAGACTGGGAGAAAATGACGGAAAGCATTGAAACGGAAAAGCTGGTGCTTGAACTGAAAGAACAAATGGACATTCCGGGGCGCACCCGTGATTTGCTTGCAGAAATAATTGACGCTTCACCAGCGCAACTGGGGAGATACAAGGCAATATATAACAATCTGATTGCGGAGTTGATGGCAGAATTTAAGACTGACAAAATAGGCGTTTCCGTGATTTATGAAATAAGCGGGCTTGAACCAGAATGGCAGAAACAAGCGTTAGAGGTATTCAGAGAAAACGGAACATTGACGCTGCCGGATGTTAAGGCAATCAAAAAGAAGCAGGAAGCAGCGGCACAAGTACCGGGACAGATGGACTTGAACAGCATTGCAGGGCAGCAGACGGAAGAAAGCACAGAGGGCGAGGAAATCACCGAGGAAGCAGAAGAAACGGAAACAGAGGACAAGGAAGAAGCCACAGAAGAATATATTGACCCACAGCCGGAAAGTATCACTTCTTTGTGTTACAACTGCACGAAATATGAAACTTGCCACGATAAGAAAGCGACAGTAACAAGCTGCAATGCCTACATAGACCGAAAAGAAGCGTATAAGACGGAAGAACAGCGGTACAGCGAGGAACAAGCAAAGATTGACGCTGAAACAAGAAAGAAAATGCGGGAACGGCAGAAGGAAGAAGCAATGCAGCAGGGACCAGAAGAAAAGCAGCATGAAGAAATAAGGCTTTCACCGGGAAGATATGATGAAATCACAAGCGGCGTACTGTCTTTTCTTCTTCTGAAAAAAGACGGCTTCAAAACGGGTGAGGAATTATCACTGTCGGAATACAAAGACGGAAAACAGACCGGAAGAACGCTTGAAGTGCTGATTACATATATCTGGGACAACTGGACGGGGCTTGATGATGAATATTGCATTTTGGGATTTAGGCTTGTGAGCTATACGCCAGCGGCAGCAGTCGCAACGGATGGCGCAGACCAGCCAACACTATTACCGGGAGCATAAAGGAGGGGGAACAATATGTTTGGTTTTGGAAAGAGGAAAGAAGAAAGCGAAACGGCAGCAGTCGAAAGCACATCTATTGCAGAAGAAATGGGATTGAAAGAATATGTGAGTTTTGACAGCGTAAAGGCACATCTTGTGGACATTCTGGAAGAAAACAGAAAATTAAAGCAGGAAAAAGAAGACCAGAAAGAGAGAATATATAAATTACAGCAGGAAGACCGAAAACAAAAAGAACTTGCGTTGATTGAAGCGGACGAATGGAAAAAGAGAGCCAAAGAGAAAGACGAAGAAATTAAAAAACTGAAAGCAACCATCAATGAACAAGATAAAACGGTTGAAAAGTTAGAGAAGCAGAACAACAGCTTAAAAACGGAAGCTGAAATGGCAAGGACAGAAGAAGAAAACACCCGCAAGAGATACAGAGAAAAAGAAGACTGCAATATTTGGCTAAAAAGAAGCCTTGAACAAAAACTGGGGCGTGACTGGGACAAAGTGACAAAAACGCAGCTTGTGGACATTCTGAAAACAATTCTGGATGAAAGCAAAGTGCAGCAGTAGACGGAAGACGGCGGCAAAGAGCAAGGCAAAAAACAGTGTAAAGGAGATTGAAGCATGGACAAGGAAAAGGTCATGGAGGTATTGGAGTTTTACAAGGAAATTGATGGAGAAATTGACATATACCGCCGCATTTTGCGTGATTATGAAAGTCGGTATTACAACACGATTGGAGCAATGGCAAATGATGGGCAGCCAAAAGGACAAAATCACATTTCACGCCCGGTTGAAAGTGCGGCAATGAATATCCCGGACTATGTGCGGCGTGATATGAAAGATTATGAAGAAAAGGTGCAATCCCTGCAAAATTTGAAAAGCCAGATTTTGCAGGAAATTTCACGTTTAAGACTGAAAGAAAAAACCATCATTTTTGATTTCTACATCTACAACATGAAATGGGAGCAAGTAGCGGAGCGCAACCACTATTCAGATAGGCAGTGTAAGAACATCCGTGACGAAGCGGTGAAAAAACTTGCTGAAAAATTCCAGAGCAACGCAACAATAAGGGAATTTAGGAAGATAAGCTGAAAATAATTGCCCGACATTGCACACATATTTTTGATACAATGAATATGCGGAAATCGCTTGAAATAACACTGTTTTCAAAGCAAAATCAAAGAATTTGAAATTATAATTATTTTTTATACTTCCGTAAGAATAGGAAACCGCAAAGAATGAAAACAAACGAAAAGGGAGGTGAAGCAGGATGGGGAGACCAAGAAACCCGCAGCGGGATTTATCACTTGAAAGATACATTGAAACCAATGGCGAAATCAGCACGGCAGAACTTGCAAAGTTGGCTGGAGTAAACGAAAGCCGTATTAGAAAATGGAAGTCAGAAGACAAGTGGGAAGAAGCACTGAAAAAAAAGCCCAGAAAAAGAGGGGGTCAAAAAGGGAACAAAAATGCAGCAGGAAAAACCCCGGCAAAAAATGGGAACAAAAATGCGGTGACACACGGCGCATTTGCACAAGCGGGATATGATGATATACCGCCGGAAAAAGCCGAGGAAATACGCAGCGTTTCTTCTGCGCAAGCAATGCCAAAGATGATGGACGAATTGAAAGCACTGTATCTGCGGAAAGCATACCTTGAAAAGCTGCTGGACGAATACGAAGCCCCAGAAGCCGGGGGGTTTTACACTGATAAAATAGTACACATGATTGTGCCTAAGAGCCTAGAGGATAGGCAAGCAGAAGAAGCAACTGGCATTGAAGCAGGGCAAGCAGAAGACCCAGAAGCAGCGGCAGGGCAGCAGGAGTGTTTCAAAACAGCAATGAAGTCTATCATTAAATCAAGCCCGTTTGACAGAGCAATGAAAGTGGAAGCCGAACTGAACAAGGTGCATGGGCGTATCATCAAGCAGCTTGACAGTATCAAAGCATACGAGATGGAGGACCGCCGCTTGCAGCTTGAAGAACGAAGACTTGAACTGATGAAACAGAAGCTTACTGGTGAGATAGACATTGAACCAGACCTTGAAGACTGGGAGCAGGAAACAGACGGCGGCGGTCTGTCAGAATAGGTTCTTTCAGAGATTTGGACGGGGTGAGGGTACGGTGACGCCCGCCCCTTGCCTAGCTAAAAAATGAAAAAAATCACTTGCGAAAAACGCCGAAAAAAATTAAGGGGGTATGGTTTTGAAATTATATACCGTCAAAGCGGTTGCGCTATGGCTTGACTTGACGGAAGCCAGAGTGCGGCAGCTGCGAAAAGAAAAAATTATAACTGAATACCAGCCGGGGCTATATGATTTGAAAACTGTAACCCACGAATATATAAATTATCTGCGGAAAAGCAGCCCAACTGAAACAAGCGTTGATTACAATACAGAGCGGGCAAAGCTGGTGCGGGCGAAAAGGGAAAGTCAAGAACTGGAATTGCAGCTGAGAAAAAACGAACTGCACGAAACAGAAGAAATTGAAAAGGTCATGACAGATACTTTGATTAAATTCAAAGCAAGGCTTATGGCTATCCCTGCAAAACAAAGTCCGATACTATCAAAGAAAAAGGACCAGACAGAAATTTTCAAAATCCTAAAAGCGGCGATTGATGAAGCACTGGAAGAACTGTCAGACTTCCAGAAACTGTTTGGATATACGGTTGAAGATGAAGAAAAAAACAGCTGATTTGTTGTGCCGGATATATTCAGTGCTACAACCGCCGCCGGATTTGAAATTGTCAGAATGGGCAGACAAATTCCGGCAACTATCTTCCGAAGCATCCGCAGAGCCGGGAAGATGGAAAACATCAAAAGCCCCGTATCAAAAAGAAATAATGGACGCAATAACGGATATTGGAGTTAAAAAAGTTGTGGTAATGTCTGCGGCGCAGGTCGGAAAGACTGACGCAATGATTTTAAATCCAATAGGCTATTATATACATTATGAGCCGTCACCAATTATGGTATTACAGCCGACAATACAAATGGCTGAAACATTTTCAAAAGACCGTCTTTCACCAATGCTGCGAGATACAGCGGTATTGACAGACAAGGTAAATGACAAGAGCCGAAACAGCGGAAACACAATTTTGCAAAAAATCTTCCCCGGCGGTCATGTAACAATGGTGGGGGCAAACAGCCCGTCAAGCCTTGCTTCAAGACCTATCAGAATATTGCTTGCGGACGAAATAGACAGATACCCAGCCACAGCAGGAAGCGAGGGGGACCCGCTATTTCTTGCAGCAAAGAGATTAACTACTTTCTGGAACAGAAAAGAAGTTGATGTATCAACACCGACAATAAAAGGTCTGTCAAGAATTGAAGTGGAGTACGAAAACAGCAGCAAGGGCGAATGGAACGCACCTTGCCCGTGTTGCGGCGAACTGCAACCGCTCACATGGTCCGGCATTGTATTTGACAAAGACGATTTATCAGAAATCGGCTATGCTTGCAGCAAATGTGGCGTGATTTCAAGCGAAGTCGAATGGAAAGAGGGCTTCAAGGACGGATGTTTTGTGCATGAAGACCCAGAAAACCCGGTCAAAGGATTTCACTTGAACACGCTGGCTTCCACGCTTTCAACATGGCGTGAGGTGGTGGAAAAATTTCTGGTTGCCAATGAAGAAGTAAAAAAAGGCAATGTGGAATTGATGAAAGTATGGACAAACACGGAACTGGGCGAAACATGGGAGGAAGACGGGGAAACAATAGAAGATGAAGAATTGATGAAACGCCGGGAGAACTACAACTGCGAGATACCGGAAGCAATTCTTTATCTGACGGCTGGAGTAGATACGCAGGATGATAGATTTGAAGTTGAAGTTGTCGGCTGGGGTCCAGAGTATGAAAGCTGGGGCATTAAATACGCAGCATTATACGGGGACACCGGAAATCTGCAAGACCAAGTATGGAATGACCTTGACAGCTTTTTGTCGCAGACATTTGAAAAACCAGACGGAACAAAGCTGACTATCACTTGCACTTGTATAGACAGTGGCGGTCACAGAAGCAACCAAGTATATAAATTCTGCAAAAGCCGCTTCAATAGGCGTGTATTTGCGATAAAAGGAAGCAATGACAGCGCAGCGGCATACATACAGAAGCCGACAAAAAACAACCGTGAACAAGCATATTTATTTACAATCGGAGTTGATACCGGAAAAAGCTGGCTGATGGACAGACTAAAATTGCAGGATAGGGGACCCGGATTTTGTCATTTTCCGGCAGAAGACGGCAGAGGATATGACGAAAAGTATTTCAAGGGTCTTACATCCGAGAAAAAAGTAATGCGCTACAAAATGGGAAGACCGTATTTTGCGTGGGAATTAA